AGGGAACTGGATCAGGAACATTCGATCGGCTTGGAATCGGAACTACTGGCCAAGTTCTAACAGTTAGCGGCGGCGCGCCTGTCTGGGCAACTCCATCGGGCGGCGGCGGTAAAGTCTTACAAGTAGTTCAGGCTACGACTACGACAGGACTTAACACTAGTTCAACAAGTTATCAGAACACGAGCCTAAGCGCGTCGATAACACCATCGGCAACTACAAGCAAGGTCCTAGTAATTGCTATGCAAGTCGCAACGATCCAAGCGAGCGACAGACGATCTATTCACACACTTTTTAGAGGTAACAACACAGGCACAGATCTTTCATCTGGAGCTACAGACGGAATGACTACAGCATCAAACCAATTTGCCGGAAGCTCTAACTATCCTTTTAGTATGCAGTATCTCGATTCTCCGTCTACTACAAGTTCAACAACTTACACAGCTTGCATGAAAACAGATGGCGGCGGACAGTGCGGTGTTCGAGCGAATACGATGCAGGTAATGATTCTCATGGAAATAGGTGCATAGCATGAACACAGTCGCGGAAGTATTAGATCTAATCGTTCCAAAAGGTATCGAATACACACTTATCGGAGATCCAAAAACCGAGCAAGAATACACCGAAGCGATTACTTGGCATTCAGAAGGTAACTATCCAACTTGGACACAAATCCAAGCGGGAAAAGTTTTTCTAGAAGAGCAGATCGCTAATAAAGTAGCGTCGAAGCTTGCACTATTAGATCGACTGGGAATTACAGAAGAGGAAGCGAAGTTACTTCTATCATGAATTATCCAGTCGGAACAGCTGCGGCAGTCGTAGAAGTAGCTCTTAAAGAAGTCGGCTACGTCGAAGAGCCAGAAAACATTACTAAGTTCGGAAAGTTTACGAAGGCCGACGGTTTACCATGGTGCGGATCGTTCTGTAACTGGGTATTCCATGAAGCTGGCGTCAAACTTCCATCGATGGTCTCTACAGCTGCGGGAGCGCATAAGCTTAAAGAAGTAAGTCGCTGGGTAGATTCAGAGCCTAAGATCGGCGATCTTGCATTCATGGACTTTCCACATGATGGCGTCGATCGTATTAGCCACATTGGAATAGTCGTCGGAGTTAAGCCTAAGTCAGTAATTACAATCGAGGGAAACACTTCGGGATCAGGCGATCAGCGTAACGGCGGAATGGTCATGATTAAAGAGCGCGCATTCGGGAGCGGTAAAGAGATCGTAGGCTTCGGACGTCCTAAGTTCGTGGCCTATGCTGGCGATTATCCAGTCGTCGAAGTACCTACCGACTCGGCAACGAAGCCGAAGACCAAGGAGAAAACTAATGGAAAACTTAAAGGCATTAGCCGCAAGCTGGGCGCGTAGCTTCCTCGCTGCGTCTATAGCTGTTTACATGGCGGGAGTGACAGATCCTAAGGCGATTCTTACAGCTGGCGCGGCCGCTGTTCTACCTGTCGTTCTACGCTGGCTTAATCCTAAAGATTCAGCTTTCGGGTTATCGGGGAAGTGACTCGGAAACCTCTCGCGGTAGGTCTGGCCTTAGTCCTTTCGGTCAGCCTTACCGCTTGCGGTTATCAGGGCTGGATTCGCTATGAGTGCCAAGAGTTCGAGAACTGGGAAAAGCCAGAATGCAAGCCGCCGCAGTGCGTCCCTACTGGAACTTGCACTCGAGACATCATTGGAGAAGAAGCTCCATAGACCAGCAAGGCGTCGGAGTCCAGAGGACGTCCACGCAACTTTAATCCTCATTATCGGAGCAACGTTAGCCGCTGTCTTCTTGATCGTAACCCTTGGAATTACTTACGCGCTTATCTTCGTTACACAGCCAATCGGGGCGCAAGCTCCTAACGACGCAGCTTTTATCGATTTACTAAAGACTCTTTCGATCTTCTTAACTGGATCTCTCGGCGGAGTGCTGGCAGGGAATGGATTAAAGTCCAAGCCGAAAACACCAATCGACACGCCGACACCCACGCGGGAATCTTGACCTAACGCCGTTCTTACTTCACTCTTTACTCAGGGAGCGCGAACGTCGCTCCCAGTATCGGGAGCAATCATGAACGAATTAGGAATCGTCGTAGCTATGTCTATAGCTGCGATCTTATGGGCAGCGATGAGCTATTCAGTGGGCTATCGCGAAGGTCAGCGAGAAGGCTTCAAGCGCGGTCGCGCTGTTTCACGTCACGCAGCTAAGGAAGTGCGCTAATGAGCTTCCTAGACAATTACGAAGACGTCGCCGCCAGAATTGCGAGACTGTGGGCTACATACCCGACAGCGCGCGTTCAGACCAACATCATCGATTTCAACGCCGAGAAGGGTTACGTCCTTATCCAAGCCCAGATCTTCCGCGAATACGAAGACGTCAATCCATCAGCTACAGATTACGCATTCGGTAACGTGGCGACTTATAACGTCAACATGAAGAAGTTCTTCGTAGAAGATACGGTAACGAGCGCAATAGGACGCGCCATCGGATTATTACTGGGAGCAGATAAGCGTCCGACTCGTCAGGACATGGAGAAAGTCGAGACAGTAAGCGCGAAGGTAGCCAACTCAACAGCCGACGATTACGATCCTTGGACTAAGAAGTTCGGCGACGTTCCAAGCTATAAGACAGCCGAAGAAGCAGAGCAGAGCGGAATCCCTAGTCTTGGATCATCGATGGACGAGATCAAGAAGCAACTGGGCGGAGAGCTAGTGGCAGAAGCTCCACAGTGCAGCCATGGCCATCGAATCTGGAAGCAAGCTCACGAAGGCGCGCCTAAGAACTGGGGCGGGTACTTCTGCACTGAACGCACTAAGGCGACGCAGTGCGCGCCCGCTTGGTACGTTCTAGCCAGCGACGGCAAGTGGAAGCCACAGGTCTAAAGATGAGCGATTACATGGAGATTCTTTATCCGCAGTTCATGATCGGAAAGCTGTTTAAGAACGGCGAAGTAATTGCCGAGTATAAGATCGAACAGTGCGACAACTGCGAAAAGCTAAAGAAGTTAGATAAGTTCGGTTATACCAAGGGACAAGGCGGAGAAAAGTTAATCTGGCTTTGCGGTGACTGTAGATGAAGGTAAAGCCTACGATCGAAGATAAAGTCTTAGCTCACACAGTAGCTCTAGAACGTATCGCGCAGATCTACGGACAGCCAGACCATTCCAGTCGCTACGACCGTTCGCTGGGCTTTCATGATTACGTCGCCCAAGTAGCCGAGTCGATAGTAGCCGAGATCTTAGTAGCTAGATTCTTAGGATTCGTCGACTTTGATCCCCGGGCTTCTAAGTTCAAGCAGACGGCGGACGTGGGATCTAACATCGAAGTCAGATGGACACGCTACGACGCTGGACAGCTCATCGTCTACGAGAATGACCGAGTTACAGACGTGGCCATTCTGGTTACTGGATCATCTCCGAATTACAAGCTAGCAGGGTGGATTCCTGTAGCCATGGCCAAGCGGCCAAGATACAAACACGCAAAACAGCCGACATGGTGGGTAACACAGCAGAACTTACAGCCCATCGAAAATCTAAAGGGATCAAACTATGGAACAGCTACGCTTTAAGTGTCGAGTCTGCAAGGAGGAAACACAGCAGCTCATTCGTGTAATTACAGACAATCTTCCAGAGAACGTTAAGACTATTCAGTGCTGCGTCTGCTCAACGATGACAGTAGCTTTAATTGGAGCAGCCGATGGCGACTTATGAGTTCAAGTGTGAAGTCTGCTCGAAGCAGATAGAAGTCCAGCGATCCATCGAGGACACTCTAGCTAGAGATCCTTACTGTGAGAATTGCACTGTCCCAATGAAGCGCGTTTACTCGTTAGGTGGGATCGTATTTCGAGGTAACGGCTGGGGCGGCAAGCCATGAAGTTATCCACAGGAGTTATCCACAGTTTGAGTAAAGCTGTGGGACACTCCCAAGATTACGCTCCTTACTTGACACGCGCGCTACTATCTCTTCGCTTGAAGCGAGCCGCTGGAGCGGATAGCTCGCTAGAGCGAAAGATAGGTTTAGGGGCGGCTATTGTCTTAGCGGCCATTACTTCAATAACAAGCATTCCAGAAGCAACAGCTAAGAACTATTCGATAGATCATCTAAAGCTCTACGCACATAGTCGAATCTTGGACTATAAAGAGTTCCAGTGTTTTAATCGAATCATTACTAAAGAATCCAGATGGAACTACTTAGCTAAGAACGGTAGCCATTACGGACTGGGGCAGATGAGATCTAAGCATTACAGAGACCTCGATCCATTCAGACAGATAGACGCTTCTCTTAAATACATTACGATTCGTTATGAGAGCAACTGTAAAGCGTGGGCATTCCATGAGATGAAGGGCTTCTACTAAGTGACACTACATTCG